CCTGCCGATCCGGCAAGTCCGGCACCGTCCGTCCACACGGGGACGGGCAGCACCGGACGCAACGGCCGACCTAGCCAATGGCGCCCGTGTCGCGCCATTGCGTGAACGCGTTCTCTAGGTTCGGCAAGAAGCAGGTTTCCTGCCGATCGAACGCGCGCCGACGCGCCTCAAACGCGTCGGCGAAGTCGAGCGAGTAGCCCGTGTTGCCAGCCTCTCCGGCATCCTGTCGTCCCCACACGTAGGCGGCAGCCTGCGCGGCTGCGATCTCCTCGTTCAGCGTCGGCAGCACGTAGCACCGTTCCCGCACGGTGAGCGTGACCTTGTCCGCAAGGTCTAGCCGGACGTGAATGCCGGTCTCATCGATGGCCTCGACGGTTCCGTGCCCTTCGTCCGTGACGATGGCGCGCGCTCCGACGTACGGTTCGATCAGCATCGTGGTCCTCCCCGTGGTGTGTTGCCGGGCGGTCGGTCCGTCCGGGCATAGCGAAGCCAGCACCGTCCGTTGTGGACGGTGCTGGCGGACGTGCGGGTGCGGTCTACCGGGTGCGGCGTAGGTCCGTGCGGGACAGCGGGACCGTGATGGTCCGGCCGGTGTCGAGGTTCACAACCGCGTACACGTGGCCGTCACCGTGGCGGTACCGGACGTGCCCGATGACCAGCCAGCGGCCGGCCACGGTGTCGCCGCGCACTGCGCACGTGCGGCCGACGTAGCCGAGTGAGTCGCCAGAGTCGCGGCGCACGGTGACGGTCGATCCGTCGCCGATCGGTACCACGCTGCCGTGTGGGAACGCGGAATCGACCGTCGGTCGGCGGGCGGTTCCCGTCACCCGCTTGGGTACGCCGATGTGCGTCGGCGCCGACGGTCGCAACCGTTCGCCGCGCGTCGACACCAGCCGGACAGCGGCTAGCGCGAGATCACGTTCCATGTGCTCTCCCCGTTGTGGTGCGGTCCGCCTAGCGCGGATTCGGCACGGGCACGGACGGGAGTGCGCGGTTGGATGGCATCCTCATCGGTGATCCACACGGGATCGGATGGCGGACACCCCGCGCGCTCCCGGCCGCACTCGGCCGAAAACGTCTAGGTGGTCCAGAACGCGTGGCCACAACCGCGCGGCTGGTCCGGGCAGGTACCCGCGATACGTTTCCGACTCCGTGGTGCGTCACTCACCCGGGTTGCTCGTCATGGCCCTACGCCACCCATCACGGTGGCGCCGGTAGCTGGCCCGTAGCTGCATCGGTCCTTGTCGCGTGCTCCTGCTATTCGATGCACGCCCAACGGTGGCGGTCCGCCTACCCCGCGCTCGCGGCCAAGGTGCGGGCCGATTCCGTCGCGGGTGGCGAACCCCGGTAGCGGGGCGCCTATGTCGTTCCGTTCAAGGGGCACGCTACGCCTCGCGTTTGCGATTGTCGCGAGATGTAGCTAAGTGTGGCCGAGGTCACGGGCGACCGTCCCGTGTGGACCGTGAGCGCCGATCGGCGTAGCAGCGCCAGAATCCGTCCCCGTAGGTGAGGACACCGGCCCGGCCGCTCCGGTGCGCCTACGGCCGCCACAAGCCCGGCAACGGGCCATCCCGCACGCCCGACGCACGCCAACGGGGCAGCGTGGGCGGGAGCCTGCTCGTACGCCGATGCCAGTCGGCATCACCACGCTGCCCGTTGGCATCTAGTCCACAATGGACAGTCATGGATGCATACCCCTGTGGGGTACTCACGAACGGCAGTGTGCGGGACCCGGTAGAGGCAGCCATCACCCGTAGCCGTCCCCGCACCAGGCACCGGTAGCCGTGCCCGCACCACCCGCGCGGCGGGTACGGGGGTGGGGTATCCCCACGGGCGCCGCTGCCGGCAACGGACCGAGTCCTAGCGCCATTTCCTGCCGGGACGGCTATCAAGTGTTGATCTTGGTCCGGGTGGCTCCCGGGGGGTCCCGGACCGGCCACGGAGGCGAAAACGCCTCGCCAACCCCGTTTTTCGCGCCGGTGGAGCGGTTTTTCGCGGTCCGGCGGCCGAATTCGCGTCTCTGGAGGTCGATGACATGGGGCAGCGTGGTTCCCCGCCGTATCCGACGGCGCTGCGGGCGCTGAACGGGGAAACCCGGCCGACCCGGATCAACAAGCGGGAGCCGAAGCCTGCTGCGGGTACCCCTACGTGCCCGCGGACGGCGTCCAAGGACGTCAAGGCGATCTGGGACTACACCCTCGACCAGCTCGCGACGATGGGGCTGGCCACGCCGGCGGATCGGGATGCGTTGCTGTGCTACTGCGAGGCGGTCGTCCGACACCGGAAGGCATCGGCGCTGATCGCGCAACACGGGGTGGTGGTGATGGGGCTGAACGGGGCCTGGACCACCTACCAGGGGGTCACCGTGCAGCGTGACGCCGCCAACGAGATCAAGGCGTTCGCCCGGGAGTTCGGGATGACCCCGTCGTCCCGGGTCGGGCTGACCGTTCCGGACGCAGCGGATGGCAGCAAGGCCGCCCGTCTCCTCGGCTGAGCCACCGCTGCCCGCGTGTGGCTACGTCCTGGACGACGACGAGTGCACCGTGGTCGGCGAACACGTCTGCGAGCCGCGGGTGGCGCACGCGGAGGCGTTTTTCGCCGAGATCCTGGTGCACACCAAGGGCGACTGGGCGCGGCAGCGGTTCACGTTGCGGGACTGGCAGCGCGACGAGTTGATCCGGCCGATCTTCGGTCCGGTGCGGTGGGACGCCAGCCGCTCCCGGTACGTGCGGCGGATCCGGATCGTGTGGATCGAGCTGGCCCGCAAGCAGGGCAAGTCCGAGATCCTGGCCGGGATCGCGCTGTACCTACTGTGCGGCGACGGGGAGGAAGGCGCCGAGATTTACGGCGCCGCGCTGGACCGCGACCAGGCCCGCAAGGTGTACGACGTGGCCGCTCGGATGGTCGAGCTGTCCCCGGTGTTGACGAAGGTGCTGCGGGTCCGGCCGCACGAGAAGCGGATCGTGCATGCCAAGTCCGGCAGCTACTACCAGATCGTCGCCGGGGACGTCGGCGGCAACCTGGGGCACAACCCGCACGCGATCGTGTTCGACGAGACCGCCACCCAACGCGACGGGGAGCTGTGGGGGGCGCTGCGGACCGGGATGGGGGTGCGGGCGCAGCCGTTGATGGTCTCGGCCACCACGCCGGGCAACGACCCGGGTTCGTGGTGCGCCGGGATGCACGCGGAGATGGTCCGGGTCGCCGAGGACCCCACCCGCGCCCCGCACACCTACGTGTACCTGCGCAACACCCCCCCGGACGCCGACCCGTGGGACGAGGCCAACTGGTACCACGCCAACCCCGCGCTGGGGCAGTTCCTGTCCATCGACAGCCTGCGGGAAGAGGCCATCGAGGCCCGCAACGACCCGAGCAAGGAGAACCTGTTCCGGCAGTTCCGGCTCGCGCAGTGGGTGCAGCAGGCGACCCGGTGGATGCCGATCCACGTCTACAACGCCAGCAGCGGCGAACCGTGGCCGAACCCGGTGTGGCGCTACGCCGACTGGAAGGGCCGTACCGCGTGGGCTGGGCTGGACCTGTCCGCCAAGCACGACCTGACCGCGTTCTGCCTGACGTTGCCGGCCAAGGCCGGCGGTGCCGCGGATGCGATGTGGCGATTCTGGTTGCCGGAGGACGCCTACGACGAGCTGGACCGCACCACCAGCGGCAAGGCCGGGCTGTGGGTCAAGGGCGGCTGGCTGACCCTCACCGAGGGGTCCGTCGTGGACTACGACCGGGTCTACGACGACATCACCGCCGACGCGAAGCACTTCCGCATCCGGGAGATCGCCTACGACAAGTGGTCCGGCGAGCCGGTGCGCCAAGCCATCGAGGAACGCACGGGGGTGACGATGGTCGCGGTCGACCAGACCTACACCGGCATGACGGCGCCGATGACCGACCTGATGTCGGTGCTGCTGACCCGGGCCTGGCACCACCACGGAAACCCCGTCGCCGCCTGGAACTTCGACGCCATCGAGGTCAAGCGCGCGGTCGACAACCCGGAGCTGATCCGGCCGGTGAAACCCAAGCGGCGCCTCGGTGACCCCCGCATCGACGGGGTGGTCGCCGCGGCGTTGTCCGTCGGCGGCTGGAAGGCCCGCGGTCACATCGTCCCGCCGAAGAGGACCGCGTACGCCTTCGGTGGCCGGTGAAGACCGCGCTGCTGGTCCTCGGCGGCGTCGTGCTCGGCGTGGTCGCCACGTACGCAGCGCTGTGCGTCTACTTCGCGCGGCGCTGGCCGGGCTAAGGCCAGACCGTGCCGCCCGCGCTGCGGGTGCGGCTGGCGTGGGTGCTGCTGGTCGCCAGCGTCGTCGGCTGGCCGCTGTCGGCGTTCACGTTCGCTGCCGGCGAACCGGTGACCGTGCTCGGGCTGTCGTGGCTGGCAATCACCTTGACCGCGTTGGACGTGCTGGCGACCTCCGACGTCCGCCGCCAGCACGAGGACGAGGGCAGCGACGACGACAACGGGGGCGACGGCGATGGCTGATGTCGAGTGGGCTGGCTGGACGGTGACCCGAATGCGGCACCAGACCCCGCGGTTCCACTGGCTGCCCTGGGCGATGCGCCCCTCCTCCAATCCGCGCGTGCTGATCGTCAGTTGGGGGCGTACCGGCTGGCGAGTCCAACGGCGGCAACCCCCCGGGGGTAAGGCATGACCGGCGCGTGGCCGCGGGTGTTCGCGCTGGTCCGCGAGGTCGACCAGACCGGCGTCTCCGGCACCGGCGTGGTCGCCCACGGCGTCCAGTTCGTCGATGGCGTGGTGGCGCTGCGGTGGCGCGGCCCGAACGCCTCCACCGCAGTTTGGTCGCACCTGGACGCCGCGCTCGCCATCCACGGACACAACGGCCTGACCCGCGTGGTCTGGCAGGACGGGGAGTCCTGATGCCTGGCAAGGTCAACACCCGGGTTACCAAGTCCCGCCGGCACGCCTACGAGTCGATGCGCGCCCACGGGATCGGCAAGGCGAAGGCGGGGAAGATCGCCAACGCCGGCCGGACGAAGGCGGGCAGGGTGCGGATGGCGCGGAAGGCGGCCCGTACCCGCCGGGCCGGGCGGTGATCGCCACTTCGCTGGCGGCCTACGCCACCTTCGCCGGGTCCTGGATCGGCATCCACCACGGCCGCCGGCTACGTCGCCGGCAGGCTCGGCAGCGGGCGGCGGAGGATCGACGGTGGGCGGCGTGGGAGCCGGCGTGGCAGGCGATGCTGCGCGACGTGCGCGCCGCCCGTGTCCAATGACCTCATCCTCGCTGTCGGCGCGTTGGCCGGCGCGGTCGCGGCGGCGTTCGGCACCGTCTACGCCGCGGTGCACGCCGCCCGGCGGGAACGGGCCGCGTCCGCGCTCAAGGCGTACGAGCAGGTCGTCGAGGAACGGCGTCGCCTCGCCGAGGACATGCATGCCGAGCTGATCGGGCTGCGGCTGGAAGTCATCCGGTTGCGGGCCGAGCTGGTCGGCCTCGGCGCCGAGATGGACCGGCTGCGCGACGAACGCAACGCCGCGGTACTGGCCCGCGACCGGGAGGCGGGACGGTGACCCTCACCGACATGGGACCTCCGCCACCACCACCACCGCCGCTGCCGCCGTCACCGCCGCCGAACCGGTGGTTTCTCACCGCGTCGATCACGTTGGTGGTGATGCTGGCGGTCGTCGGTGCGTTGCTGGTGCAGACCACCGGCCGGATCGACCGGGCGGAGCAGGCCGCCGCCGACAACGCTCGCGCCGCGCAAGCGCTGGCCCGGCAGGTCGAACAACTCGGCGGCCGACCCGCGGTGCCGGTTCCGGTCCCCGGACGGGGACCACAAGGGGAACCAGGACCAGCCGGCCCCGCCGGACCGTCGGGTCCGCGCGGTGGTTCCGTTCTGCGTCCCGGACCCCGTGGTCCCACCGGACCCCGCGGCCCCGCCGGTCCCCGCGGCGTTCCCGGACCTCTCGGCGTTCCCGGGTTTCCCGGCAGCGTCGGCCCCGCTGGTCCGGCGGGAGCGCCCGGCGGTGACGGTTCCCCCGGCACCCCCGGCGAACCCGGCGCCCCTGGAGAACCCGGATCACCTGGTGCCCCCGGCGAGGCGGGGCCACCCGGACCGACCGGACCATCCGGGCCGTCGGGTCCGGCGGGTCCACTGTGCCCGGACGGCTTCACCCCGTCGCCGTGGCCGCTGCCCGACGGCGGCACCGCACTCCTCTGCGTCGCCACGCCGACGCCGACGTCCACGCAAACCCCCGACAGGAGCCGCAGCCGATGACCCACCCCCTGGCCGCGGTACTGACCGTGCTGGCCGCCGCCGCGTTGGTCGGCTGCGCCACCCCCATCGCCACCGACCCGGCCACCACCCCGGAACCGACCTGTGTGGACGGTCGCCGGCCGGGCAACCTCGGCGCCGGCATCGACCCGGCCACCGGTACCGCCTGGGTACAGGCCGAGGGCGGCCCGCTGTGCACCCCGGTGGCGGTAGTGCTGACGGTGTACCGGGTACCGGACACCTGGGACGGGCACGGGTTCAACGACACCGCCGTCCCCCAGGTCGCACTGGCCCACGACAGGGGCACCCTGGCCGGCACGCAACGGCTGACGCTGGCCGTGCCGGTACCGGGGTGCGGCAACGTCCAGCTCGACCTGTACTACCCGCCGCCGCAGAACTCCGTCGGCGTCCCGGGCACCGCCGGGTTCATCGCCGGGCGGATCGCCGCCCTCGGCGGCCGGTGCCGGCCGAACCCCGCGCCCACCACCCGACCGACCACCCCCGCGTCACCCTCACCGACGACGGCAACGCAGCCGCCGACCGTCGTCCCCGCCGCCCCTCCACCACCGCGGCTGGCCGACACCGGCGGCCCGTCAACCACGACGTGGACCGCGGTCGGGGTGCTGCTGCTGACCGTCGGCGCTGTGCTGCTGGCCCGCACCCGTTCCCCTGGAGGCCCATCGTGACTCTGGACGTCAACGCCGCCGGCCGCCGGCTGAGCGTGCTGCGGGCGATCATCGACGAGGTCAACCGGCTCGCCGCCCTGGTCGACGCCGACGACAGCGGTGGAGGCAGCGCAGCCACGCTCCTGTCGGCCCAAGCCGGAGTGGGGCAGGAGACCCCGATCCTGGAGCTGGCCGACGGCGCCGGTACACCCGTGCTGGGCTACTACCCGCAGGTCATCGACGGGGTGCAGGACGGCGGCTCCTTCCACCTCGGTGACTACAACGGCGGCTCCCCGACGTCGATCGACCTCTGGCAGTACACAGACCAGGCCGGCTTCGAGATCACCAACAGCGTTGCTGCTTCCAATTCCTATGTCGGCGTCAGCTCCACCGAAGCTGGGTCCTCGTTCCACGTCACCGCCCACTCCGAGCAGAGCGGCGACGCCCTCGTGGTGCAGGATGCGAACGGCGTCCTGTTCACCGTGACCCCCGCCATCCTCGCCGGTGAATCCGCCCGCGCCGGCAGCGTGGGGATTTTCGGGGATGCCGCCTTTGCCGCCGACGCGGGGCCAGTCCTGCGTTCCCCCGACGGCACCCGCTACCGGCTCGTCGTCGATGACGAGGGCGTGCTGTCCACCGAGGCCGTCGTCTAGCTGCACCCGGGTTGGTGGCCGAGGGCCAGGTAAGAGCGCGGATGCGGGATGGCCATGCCCCTTCACCGGCCGCGCCGCCACCGCAACCGCGCTACCGGATCGGTGGGCACTGGGGCGTGACCGTCGTCGCGGTCGGCGACGGCGAACCCGACGAGCACGGCCGCCGCGACGGTGACCGGCTGCTGGGGCTGATGCTCACCCCCGCTGACGCCGAGCTGGTCGTGGCGGCGCTGAACGCCACCGTGGCGTGGGCCGCGGGCGGTCGTCGCCCTGTCCGCCGCGCCGAGGCGACGCCGT